CTAATCCTGAAGTGTTGGCTGTCATCACCAAAGAGCAAGCCACGGAAATCTTTGAGACTATTGATGTAACCGAATTAGATAACACCCAGATAGCCGAACTTACAGAAGCTATTCAGGGTGCTCCTTTGGCTGTTCAGGAAACCTTTGAAAAAACCATAGACATCTTCGGCGGGTTCGATGACTATGTGCCCACAGGTTCTAATGTGCCCGTAGGGGAACGCCGCACCCTCATCGCTATTGCAGCGGGGACAACCCTCACAGCAGCAGGTAGTAAGATAAGACGGAAATGAAACGCCTCGCCAACCTAATCAAAGATAATGCCTGGACATACGCAGGCACCGGTCTAGTCTTGATCACCCTGTCTGGCCCTACACTCCGGCAAGCTATCTGGGTGGTTGGTGTATCATTGGTATTACACGCAGCATTAACTCTTAGCTTAAAGGAATCAGAATGAAGAAAGCACAAGATGTTTTAGGTCGTATCGTGGCAGTGTTCCTGTCATCGGCGTTGGCTATCGTTGGTGGTAGCGCCATTCTTGCCCCAGAGTTAAGTGTGTTTAAGGCAGCGGCTTTAGCCGGCTTTGCCGCATGTGCGGCCGTAGTGCAGAAGCTTGCTACCGCATCACTTGATGGCAGGCTCACAATGGAAGAGATCAACGGCGCGTTCGGCGCAAAACAAGACAAGTAATTAGGAATTAGGAATTAGGAATGGCGTACCCTGTCGTACCCGTCAAACTCTGTAGCCACCTGAAAGGTGTTGTTCCGGGCAAACTTGCAGCAGAGAAGCTACGCCAAACCACGGGTGGCACGCTGCATCATTGCGCTGCTGATGCCTGGGAAGCAATGGTAGAAGCAGCAAGCGTAGCTGGTATCAAATTGAGACCGACCAGCAGCGGAGACACATACCGCACACTAGAATTACAAACCAAAGCATTTTTTTTAAGGTACCAATTAGAAGACACCGGCAACCCAGACACACGCACCTTTGAGGGTAAAAAATGGTATCTAAAAAAAGGTCAAGCTTGTTTGGCTACACCGGGTAAATCCCAACACAACCTTGGCATTGCCGTTGATGTGGCTAATGCTAAAGGTCACACGCTTGATTGGATGCTAGCCAACGAACACTTGTTTGGTTTCTCACACGAGGTTCAATCAGAGCCATGGCATATTCGATACACCCAAGGAAACAAGGTTCCAACCGCAGTTGTAGCGCACCTTGCTACGAAAGCTGTATGACATGGATGCTGTTTGGGCTGCTGTCGTTACTGGTGGTTTTGGTCTGTTAACAGTCTTTGTTGCTAGGTTTGCCAAGGAGAATCGTGCAGACCATGCGGTAGTTCAAGGCATCCTGCGTGGTATGCACAAAACTATTTATCGTACCGAGGACAAGATAGACAAGGTCGCAGACAAGCTATCGGGACATCTGGAACAGCACCCAAAGTAAAGTATTCTGTGTGCCCCCGTCGGGTTGCCTCAGTCCGACTACCATTGCAATTCTCAGCGCCTCGCTACATGACATAGCGATCTACCCAGGTTCCCCTGTTTACGTCCCGCCCCGTGCGAAAGGGGTACGACCTGTGCGACTAGCCGGTTGTGATCGGTCACGATAGCACCATGCATTACATGACACAACTTGTGTGATAAAGTTTCTTCGTGACCTTGGGGAGTTTGGAGTCCCTTCCTTTGGCCCCAGGGTCACACTTACAAGGAGGGAACCATGAGCAAATTCACTGAAGTGTTAGAAAAGAAAACATTATTGTCCGTAGAAGACAGAGTCAAATCTGTGCTCGACGAAGAATCATATAATGATTTTATTGCAGCACTGGAGAACAAAAGCATCCCTGTTTCTGCAATACATAGAGCATTAAAAGATATGGGTATTGAAACATCAGAAGTATCCATCGGAAGGTGGAGAAACAAATGAGCAAATTTGAGGAGATAGTTAATCTTGAAAACGAAATCTCCGAATTACGCCGAGCACTTAAAACATCCCAGCTTGCACATTCAAGGGCGAAGATTAACTCTTCCGGAGTTGTTGACGCGGTCTATGATGCTGCGAAGGATGCAGCTCTCGCTACTGGTTATGCGAAGCAAACACAAACGATACCAAAGAAAGATGCACGCAAAGTAAAAGCAGAAGTTGCACTAGTACACGCAACAGACTGGCAATGCGGAAAGAAAACAATATCATTTGACATAGCAACACTGTCAAAAAGAATAGATACCTTTACCGAAAAAGTAATTGAGTTGACAACCATCCAACGTGCACATCATCCGGTTAAAGAATGTGTGGTCATGCTTGGTGGCGACATGGTCGAAGGTGTATCAATCTTCCCGGGTCAAGCGTATGAAATAGAAGCCCACCTATTTGAACAACTGTTTGAAGTAACACGCATCACAGAGCTAATGATAAGAAGGTTTGCAGCTTTCTTTGAGAAGGTAACAGTTGTGTGTGAGTATGGAAACCACGGACGACTAGGCCGTAAAGGTGACATGCCCGGTGGTGACAACATTGATCGTGTCGCATACAAGATAACAAGCGACAGGACACAAGACCTCAAGAACGTGACATGGCAACAATCACTGGATTGGTATCAAATATTCCACATCGGGAACTACAAAGCTTTGCTTGTGCACGGTGATGAGATCGGATCATTTGGTGGCATCCTTCGCAAGGTAAGTTCGTGGTCTACTGGTGTAGTGGAACCATTCGATGACTGCTATGTCGGACACTTCCACACACCAACAACATTGACCATGGCCAACGCCGGCCGTATCTTTGTGTCCGGATCACCCGAGTCACACAATGAGTACGCGCGTGCGTATGTAGGTGCAGTAGGAAAGCCATCACAACGACTCCACTTCATAGACCCGATCAAGGGGCGCGTGACAGCGGAGTACACATGCTGGTTGTAAAACCAATCCATTGCAACAAGTGTGACCACACTGTAATACCAACTGCTGGATTATTGAGCGGATGTTTGTGCGATCCGGATAGCCCGACGTGGATTGCTATCACCAACAGCGGTCGTCTACTACACATGAGCCACGCCGATTACAAAATCTTGGAAGATCAATGAGGGTGCATTTCGTTCGTTTGTGCGGGTGCACATATAGAGGTCCGCTCCCGCGCCAGCCTTCGTGCGGCGACAAGGGGGACGATGACGATGAGTGAATATCTGACATATATATACGTCACCTGGCGGGACGCGCACGCCGGCACCACGACATGGACAAACCCACGCGACATTGATCCCGAGCCATGCATTGTAAGAACGGCCGGATTCCTGATGGCTGAATCAGACGGCGGGAAAAAAGACCACTTAACAGTCTTCCAATCCATTACACCCGACGGCGATGTTGACCATGTTCTCCATGTCCCAGTTGGGATGGTTGTCGATTTCAAATGTATTCAAATAAATCTTGTTGATGGGGTTGTGACTGTCTTGTAATTCGTGATACATTCGTGTTACACAAATCAACACGGAGGGAACCATGAGATATCAAATCACAAAACCCGAGCACGGCTCGGAGCATTGGCTCGCAGTCAGATGGTGCGATGAAGATGGAATGGCACGCATCTCGGCATCGGTAGCCGGTGCAGTACACGGAGAAAACAAATACACATCCGCTGCAGACCTAGCAATGGAACTGCTATCGGATACACCACCAACACCTGTAACACCAACGCCGGCTATGGCGCGTGGAAACTACATGGAACCAATGCTTATCAAGTGGACAGCCGAGGTTGAAGGTATCAATCTCAATACACCCGATGTCATGTATTGTTACAACGAACACGGTGCACGGTTAATCGCAACCCTTGACGCAATAGATGACAACGGTATTCCATACGAAGTCAAGACAACCAACAGCAGATGGAGTGGTGTCCTTCCCCGTGAGTGGCATTGGCAAGGTCTGCAACAAGCTATCTGTGCTGGGTCAGACACGATTGAGTGGGTAATCTTTGACAACCAAATGCAGATACAGCGTTACACCCAACACATATCATCTGATGACAAGCAGTATCACATCTTTAAGTGTCAGGAGTTCCTGGCAGATATTGACAACGGCATCCCGCCGGCAGCGTGCAAGTTGGAGTACAAACATGTTGAAGGTATGTACCCTGAAAGCACAGCCAAA